TGCTTCCAAACACAATGACAATCACTGCAACTTATGCAAATAGCTCAACTGTTAAGGTTCAGAGCTTGAGCGATCACACTGGTGAATTGTTCACTGCAACATCAGGTCCAGTTGCAACAGGTAACATCGTGTTCCCGAACGCTGCACCCGCATTTGCAACCTTCAATGCTGCCGCTGCTGCTAACACAGTTGGGGCACAGCCTTACCCGCTTGTACAAATCGGCAACGCATAAGGAATAAACAATGGCTCAGGCTTCGGCAGTTCAAAAACTTAAGCAGACTGAGACCGAAATTGCGGTCCTTCAGGTACAGTATGGATATCTCAATGAAAAATGTGACGATATCAAAACTGGCCTGAAGGACTTGACAACTCACATTGACAATCAAACAGAAGCTACTCATAACCTCATCAAAGAGTTTCAAGAAGAAAATAAAAAGCAACACGACGAAGTAAACGAGAAAATCGCTTCATTTGAAAAGTGGCGCTGGATGCTTATGGGAGCAGGTGTGTTAGCAGGCGCTATAGGATGGCCCACATTATCAGCACTTCTTGGTATGTAATCAAGTAAGACTGTTCAACTTTTCAATCACAATATCAATATTCACAGTAGAAAATAATCCAGGGTGTAATGGTTTAGGATATAGACCAGACTTTACCCACGCATAGCCTACGTGTTCGTGATTTAATTTAGGAATAAATTCTTCTTCAATTTGACAGAAAAATGTATGATATGTGAAGTTTCCATTCACGAATTTTTGAATAGGAATAATCTTTAGATCAGAAATGTCAAATTGCATTTCTTCAAAGCATTCTCTTTTTATCCCATCAGACAACGTTTCATCATTTTCTATTCCGCCACCTGGGATACTCCACATAGGAGTTTGCTTGTCATTTCTCAATAAGTATAGAAAGCTATTTGTTACTGAACTATAGAAGAAAACGCCGGCAGCTTGTTTTGACATATTAGATAACGATACTGTAATCGCCTTCCCCGTACCATCCTTCATATGACTTGACCCACATGCCTTCAGTAGGTGCATATCTATATTGAATATTAGTAGTTAAATTCGTTACAAATTGCACGGTAGTTGCCTCTTCAGCAGAAAATGCAACTTCCCATTGATTAGAATTAGCATTATATTCTATGATATCATTGGCTGCTGCAACTAAATCTCCCCAAGCAACAGTAGAATCTTCGTCATATCCTATATCTTCAACTATAAGATATCTTACATTTGGCCAAGGTCCCGGCAATCCAGCATTAGGACCAGTCAACTGAGGATTAATGATTGCGTTAATTGGTTCAAGTGTGTTTTGTGGTAGAGTATCTGGGTCAATATTATAAATCAAGAATCTATCATCAACCGGGTTAGGTACAATCGTGCCAACAATATCATCTTCCATATATGGGTTCTGTAACCAAATCTGACTGATACCTGGCTTAATTGCTCCATAAACGTTCAATAAGCTTGTCCAATACAAGTCTGTATTCGGATTCACTGGCTGTTCTAGTGAGCTATTAGGCGGATAGAATGCAGTAGCTTGTGGAAGCAACTGTAATTGATTGCCCAACAATAATAGTTTATAACCATATGGGCTAATCTTTTGTCTAGTTCCAAGCAACAAGTCTTCATCTTGAATATCATCAAGTGCTGCACCCTTAAAGATACTTGCAATAACTTTATGAATGACACCCATCTTCTTGAGCTTACTGGCAGTAGTGAGCCATATAGGCATATAGAACTTCCAAGTCATAACATCAATTGGGTTGCCTGTTCCCTGAGGAATTTGTCTGCTGGTAAAAGTTATACCATCTTGGAATACTGCACTCAGCGAAGTCCAGTCAACAAAGTTATCAGTGCTTTGCAGTTCTAATGCTGGATTGAACAGCGTACCTAATTGTTCAATGATTTCTAACTTTTGATTGTAGTTAGTAGTCCAAAAATCAACAGTGATTCTTAGTGTATATGGAACTGGCATTAATCTTTCAACAGTGAATGCTTGTCCTTGTGTTGTCTCATAGCTTTGAGTATCTTGATTATATGCTCGTTGACGAACATTAACCTTATCAACGAATGTTGGGTCTTGTGTCCACTTTTGATTATACTCTAGTCCACTGATATAGTAAGTAATCATTGGTGCAGAGGGCAAGTTACTTGCACTGTTGTTAGCAATGATAGTGCTTGCTTGTCTGCTTGCGTCACCATACATAATTGGCACACGAAGAAGAATATCGTTACCATTTGGGTCTTTGCCCTTAGTTACGTACCAGTTACTAAAGATTTTAGCAAACTGAATTAAGAACCTTCTTATTTGATTATCGTAAAAATACTGTGCCATCTATTATACTTCCGGGGGTACTGGGTCAAGAGCAGGTCGCAGCACAGATGATAGTGGTTGTGCTTGAGGAACAACTTCTTCAGTGTTATTTAGATAGATTTCACCCTGGTTGTTAATAAAGCCTGACAGCAATGACTTGTCGTCCGCAGTAAATCCAGTATCAGTTCTTACATTCTCGCTTATACGAATCCATAACTTTCCGTCCCAACGATATAGCAATTGAGGCATGTAATCAATGCGTAAGAAATAGTCACCTACTTGTGGATTTTGCGGGAAACTGATTCCAGCACCTACGGGGAAACCATTTGGTGCTTCGCCGTCACCTGTCAGATAACCTGTGCTGTATCCAAACGTTCTAGGACTTGATCTAGTGATATACTGGAATCTAGGATCACAGTCTGCACGATAGTCCATTTGCTGAGTGATATCACCGGTAAAGCCAGGAGCCTCAGGATTCTGATCAGCAGTAGCGTATGTATTATCAGCGGTACCGTATGGCCCTGTGATTATTCCTAATGACTGTACTGCTAATGATTTAGTAGTTTCTACTGACCCAGAACCGCCCTCAGTGCGAACAGGAGCTTCTTCTACCATATTCAAACTAGTTTGAACAAATTTGTCAAGCTTGTCTTCAAAATGGTCCATGTCAGCGGTCATGTCCCAAATACTTTGCAGTGCTTCTTTTTTGATCTTGATGCCGACACTTGGAGTCTTGTACTTTGAGCTACGCATAAACACGACGGTACCTTCTACGGGAACCTCAGTGCCTGTATTGCTTGAAGTGATTACGTCAACAGGCGGAGCGGGCTGATTGGTTTGATCAGACAGCACATTGTTAGCTTTGTATCTACCATATGTGGGTACAATATACAACTTGCTCGTATCGTATCCGGCTTTGGGGACTAGTCTCTTAGCTTCTTCAAGCTGTGCATTGTTGATTGCTATGTTCTTATTGTAGGTTGATAATATGTCAGCAAGATTACCATTAGTAATCTCTTTCCAATATGTTGAATTAGGTGGGGTGACACCCGCCGGGACCTCAATGATAGATTCATAGAGCTTATCACCAAAGTTAATTGTGTAGCCCGGCGGATATGTTTTGTCTTTGTCCCAATTACCGAGATAGTTATCTTGATTAATTGGTTCTTTGAGAATGTCGCTAAATTCTTCACTGTTAACAAGTGGTTCACACTTGATACGCCATAAATGGGGATACCATGTCTGTGTAAAACCTTCACTTGCATAGTTTGCATCGGTAATTTGATAGAATCGTTTCAATGCAACTGGGATAGTCTCATTAAGAGGATTGTAGTCCAACAAGTGTGGTAGTTCCAGTACGTCACCGACCATAAGTTTTCTACCTACAATGTCTATCATATCATTATAGTGGACAGTGATAAAGATTATATCATTATTCAAGAACAACCCAAATTGGCTTAAGTCAAAGTCTAAGTTTTGCACGTTGTAGTGACCGCGCAAGCGATAGATGTTCTTATCATATACTCTATCACGGTTCTCTAAGAACAGCAAGTCTTGGATGTTTAGTGGACTTAGTACATCATAGTTTGGCTGAGTATAGTCAACACTAGTATCGCCGGTAGCTGGGCCTAGATACTTGTGAATGTACAAGTCAGTCCCGCCCACAGTGAATTGTTCGGATATCGTTCTATCTAGGAATCGATAGTCGTTTTGTTTGTTCGAACGGTATAAACTAAGCTTTGGCATATAGTTATTTATCGGAAAAAAAAGGTTGACACTGGTTACCCTTTTTGTTATAACGAATGAATCAACAACAGAAATGAAAGGTTGATCGAAATGAAATTAGTCCCAGCCGAAAAACTTATTATTCCTATGGAAGACCGTCCTCGTTGCATCGAAGAAGGGTGCGACGAACCTGGGCACCACACTGGTAGATATCGTAAATCAGACGGCATGCCATATTTTCGTACTCGTTGCGAAAAGCATCATGCAGAATATCAGGGTAAAAAGAAGGGACAGACTTCACGACAGTGGAGAAATAGCTTTCATCCCTATCTACATCAGCGCAAAGACTATTGCGAAAACATTGATGGGCGCTTAGGTTTTGTTTGCACTACAACCATTACAATGGATGCAATGTTACAAGTAGATCATATCGACGGCTGCCCGGATAATAATGATCCGGAGAATCTGCAAACATTCTGTGCATGTTGCCATATTCATAAGACCGTTACTAACAAGGATTATGCCACTCCCGGACGAAAAACTCTAAAAAATGGTTGACACGGTTACCCAAAACTGCTATAAAGAATGTATAGCAAGGAGATTGTAACATGGCTCAGCAGACGATCAACGAAATCATGAATGAAATGGCAGAAGATATCCGCTGTGATATTCACGGTGATATCTATGGTCACGAACGTTGGGCCGAAGAAATCTTTCGTCTTCGTGCTGAACTTCGCCGCAATCGTGAAAAAGCTATTGAAGATAGCTGGGCCCGTAACCCTGATCGTAGCGGCGGTCAGTATAGCGATGCTGAAATTGCTCGTGCCCGTACGGAGCGGTGGTAATGATTGAAATAGCCCGGGCTATGTTTGCGATTGGACTAGGCATACTGTCTATGATAATTTTTAGAGTCTTTCTTGATGTTTGGAAAGGACGTTGGTAATGGAAGCATTAACCTTTGACGAATGGTATAAAAAGACATACCCCGGCGATTGGGCGTTGGCGCGTGAAGCATTGTCGCCTCCTGCAATAGAACGCTATGAACAAGCAAGTCGGGCATGGGAAGCCTCTCGTGAAAACATCCGTTATTGGGACTTATGACATGAAGTTTCTTGAATTTATACTCACGACATTTGCAGGACGTTTTGTTCTGTTTCTAATGATTGTTGCCGCAGCTTGGGCTTATAAGCTTTTAGGTTGACCCATGACTACTAACGCTTATCTGTTCATGTGGACTCAGTATGGCATTGAAGCCATCGTACCTATCACACAATATGAAGAACAAGACAAGCTTGACACTTGGAACATTCTCAGGGGTCAACCTACGGGCAAGAATCCATTAGACGATATTCTTAGCTCCATGCAACTCAGGGCACGATTCAATCCTGGTCGTCACTATGAAATCTATGCTATGGATTGTGAGGAAGGCATCACCGAAGAACAGTTGTTTGAGTTGTGGGATAGCAACCCTCAATATGCAGCAGACCTGACCCGTGAAAAGGGTGTCTGTATGTTCAATGGTCGCAAGCCATTGCATGAAATCAAGGTTAGGTAATTTTTCGGTTGACAATTACCTATGGCTATTGTATAGTGTATAAGTAATCTGAAATTCAGGAGATAATCTATGGCTCGTCGCCCCGCTCTCATCAAGGCTCGTAAGCCTAAGAAGACCACTGTTCGTGTCGGCAAAGGTCTGACCGTTGCTAAAAGCACTAACACTACTGTTAAGGACCTTCGTCCGAAGGATACTGACATTGTTCATTACGGTCCCGAACCGAATTTCAGTGATAAGCAGCCCAATCCTGAACGCCGCGAAAGCGAACTTGGGAATGCGTATAGTTGGTACTCTCACTTTTATGGTCCTAAGGATGCTAAGATGTTCATCATCCAGTATCTTGAAGATACTAAGGCTGATAAGGAAATCATCAAGCTTGTTCGTAAGGCCCCTGATAATCGCACTGTAACTACTGCTGGTTGGGTTGCTCGTTGTGCTACCCGTGGTCTTATCCTCGAACAGAAGAATATTGATTATATTCAACGGGCAGTTGACATTCTTGTTGACTTTGCTAAGCGCAATGTCAAGGATGATACTGATACTGAAACTGAAACGAAGCCTAAGCGTACTGTCAACATTCAGGAAGTCATGCGTGAAAAGGCTGATGAAGCCCTCGGTGATGTAGAAGCACTGTTTGACGAATTTATTGACGCAGGTTGCCCTAAGGACTTCAACGTTGACAAGCGTGTTGTAGGCGCACTGTCTGCACGTAACGTTCTCCCGCAGCATCTTGCTCTTGCTATTAAGCGTTATCAGCGTCTCCTTGACGAATACCTTGAAGTTCAGGAAGGCAAGTGCGACCAGCTTAAGGAAGCATACAGCAACTACAGTAAGATGCAGATCCGTTATACTATCAAGTTTATCGAGGATATCATCGGTGAATTGAATGGCTATATCAGTCTCAAGCAGGCAACTAAGAAGCCTCGTGCTAAGAAAGCAGTTCCTGTTGAAAAGGTTGTAGCTAAGCTTAAGCACTGCAAGGTATTCAAGGACGATGCTCTCAAGCTTGATCTTACTGGTCTAAGCCCCGTCAAGCTCCATCAGAGCACCGAAGCTTGGGTCTATGACACTAAGAAGCGTAAGATGCATCACTATGTCGCAGACGACTACAGCAAGTGCCTGATGATCAAGGGCAATACTGTTATTGGTTTTGACAAGAAGGAGTCAGGCATCAAGTCGCTTCGCAAGCCTGCTGAACAGATTAAGGCATTGATGGGCAGTAAGCCTGCTGCTCGTAAGTTTTTCAAGGAGATCAAGGCTGTTGAAGCGGTACCAAACGGTCGCTTCAATGCAGACATGATCATCCTCAAGGCATTTTAAAAGGAAAATATATGACAACCCAAATTGATCTAAACAAGTACGCCGATTTTGTTCTTACCGTTTGTTCGGATCCTAGTAAAGCAGTAGACGCATTTGTGTCCCGCGTAAAGGAACTGGATGAAACAACCGGAGTCAATATTCCCTTATTGCTGACAGCCGGTATTGGTCTAGGAAGTGAAGGAGGAGAATTCCAAGAGATTGTCAAGAAGGTATTGTTCCAAGGTAAACCTTTGTCGGACGATACAGTGTTTCATCTTAAGCGTGAACTGGGCGACATTGCTTGGTACTGGGCTAATGCTTGTAACGCACTTGGACTTGATCCTAATGAGGTGCTTGCAGAGAACGTACACAAGCTACAGTCACGCTATCCGGGTGGCAAGTTTGATGCTCACTACAGCGAGAACCGTAAGGACGGCGACCTGTGACGAAAGATGTTGAAGTATCTATTTTAAAACTTGTTGCCGAACAGTTTGGTTTAGGCAAAGTACATCCTAAAGATCGTCTTATTGAGGATTTACAGGGTGATGCATTAGACACAATTGAACTTATAATGCGCCTAGAAGAACAATTTAATATTCAAATACCTGACGAAAAAGTAGACGATATCATTACGGTACAGGATGCTATTGATTGCGTTATTAAAAGCAATCAGTTAGTTTAAGCATAGTCATAATCGTTTCCTGATAAATAACATTAACAGGAAACAATTATGGCAGCAGACCCACTAGCAACACCAACTAACGCTAATTTAACACAACTTAAAGAGGCTCTCTTTGAGAACCTTCGCTTACGTTTAGGCGGAGACATTGTTGATCTTGAATTAGATCCAGATCATTATGAAGCCGCATACGACTATGCAATTAAGCTGTATAGACAGAGAGCGCAGAACGCAACGGTAGAAAGCTACACTCTTATGAGAGTGGAGAAGAACGTTGATACCTACACTCTTCCCAGCGAATTCATCAACGTCCGCTGCTTATATCGTAGAACAGTAGGTCTTGAAACAGGACCAAGTTCTACATCGTTTGACCCGTTCTCAAGCGCCATTCTCAATACATACCTACTGAACTACAACTATACCGGCGGTCTGGCTACGTATGATTTCTATGCCGGTTACGTAGAACTAGCAGCCAGAATGTTCGGTGGATATGTCACCTTCACATTTAACCCTGTAACTAAAGTCTTGCGAGTTGTAAGAGACTTCAAGGGTTCAGGTGAGCGCATTCTCATTTGGGCAGATATTCAGCGCCCTGAGATTGAGTTGATACAAGACCCTGGCGCCGGCGTTTGGATCGGCGACTATACACTTGCAGTACTAAAGGGTATCATCGGTGAGGCTCGTGAGAAATTCCAATCAATCGCAGGACCAAGCGGCGGCACTTCATTGAACGGCGCTGCTATGAAGGCTGAGTCCAAAGCTGAACAAGAAAGATTGATTGATGATCTACGTAAGTATCAAGATTATTCCCAACCACTCACTTGGATTCAAGGATAAGGCTTGACAACACCCTCTTCTTGTGTTATATTCTAAGAATGATCATAGGAATTACAGGACTTATCGGTAGCGGCAAAGATACTGCCGCTGACTATCTTTGCACTTTTCATGGCTTTAAGCGCATGAGTTTTGCCAGCGCATTAAAAGATGCTGTAGCAATCATCTTCAATTGGGACCGTGAACTTCTAGAAGGTTCAACTAAGGCCAGCCGTGAATGGCGTGAGCAAGTTGACGAATGGTGGGCAGAGCGTCTTGGCATCCCTCATCTAACCCCTCGTTGGGTGCTACAGCAATGGGGAACTGATGTTGCTCGTAAGAACTTTCATAATGACATTTGGGTAGCAAGCGTAGAGAACAGACTACGCAATATCAAGGATGATATCGTAATCACTGATTGCCGCTTTGCTAATGAGGTAGATGCTATCAAGAACGCAGGTGGTATCACTCTTAGAACTCATCGCGGCGAAGATCCTGAATGGTATTTTGTTGCTGTTTCTCTTAATACGACTACCGACCCTGCACTTAAAGAAGTGTATAAGGACGGATTAGATAACAAGTTCAACGTTCATGCCAGCGAGTATAGCAGTGTTGGGCTAGCCTACGATTATCATGTTGACAATAACGGAACGATTGACCATCTACACAAGCAGATGGAATCAATAATCAACCGTTAAGTCTCCCCTCTTCCATGTGACCTCTTTGCGCTTGACTACTTCAATACAATTGAGGCATATGGTTCGTAGATTGCTAAACGCTACATTATTCAAATCGCCGTCGATGTGAAAGACGGTCATCTGACTAGGATACAGACTCTTAAAGCCGCACAAATCACAGTGCGGCTTTTTTTGATATCCAGCTTTCTCCCAACCGGGTCTTAATGGCTTCTTCTTAGCCTTCTTCTTGCCACAACTATCACATATACTGCGATAGTAGGTTTTGCCATTGCGGATGTAGTTTATCGCCCTATAATTCTTGTTGCAACTCTTGCATATGGGTCTTTTTAGCATAATGATATTTATTCATTTATGCCTTTAAAGGTTCGGTTAAACCAAGTTTTTTGATTTATAAACTAAATAATCATTAGAATCTTGATAATGTATATATCAAGGTAGGTGGTAAACCTCATAATCATACGAAGGAAAAAATATTATGGCACTAGTATCCCCAGGTGTAGAAGTTACGATTACAGATCAATCACAGTATCTTCCAGCACCCACAAACTCAATTCCTTTTATTCTGCTTGCTACTGCACAGAATAAAGCAAACCCGAACGGCACTGGAGTAGCATCTGGTACTACAGCCGCTAACGCAGGCAAGCTATTCCAAGTAACAAGTCAGCGTGATCTTGTAACTCTTTACGGCGACCCGTTCTTTTACTCTACTTCAAACGGTACTCCAATTCAGGGTTATGAATTGAACGAGTACGGTTTGCTTGCTGCATACTCAGCACTTGGTATCACCAATCGTGTATTCTGCGTAAGAGCAGACATTGACCTAGCAAGTCTCGTGGGTCAGACTGGTCGTCCAAGCGGTGAACCAGCAGCCGGTTCATACTGGTTAGACACAACCTCTTCAACTTGGGGTATCAATGAGTTCAATGCTGTTACTGGACAGTTTGAATTGCAGCTACCTATCGTAATCACTGACCCAGAACTATTAACAGGTGGTTACCCCGTTCAATCAATAGGAACTCCTGGTGATTATGCAGTAAATGCAATCCCCACTTATGATTTCCCTAGCGCACCAACAGCAGTTCAGTTCTTTTATAAGAATAGTGCAAACGTTTGGGTGTCTATTGGTTCTCCGGAATGGTTAGCTTCATGGCCAACCGTTACAGGTTCCAACACTGTTACTACGTTTACTCCTGGTAATACTATCACTATCACAATTGATAACGGTGCAAGTGCAACTATTACTGTTCCAAGCTCACCCAATAACACTCTTGCAAATTTGGTATCACAAATCAATTCATTGGGATATGCATATTTGTCAGCCGGTTCAACTAATCAAAGACTGCAATTATTTTCTAAACAGCCTGCTTCTACACTTGGTGATCTTGTTCCCTATAGTTTAGGAATTTCAGGAACTGGTACTATTCTTACTACTTTGGGTATTCAAGCCGGAACTTATTATCAGCCTGGAGTTGCATATGGAACTTCTTCACAGCAACCTCTCTGGACTGCTGGACAGACATATCCTAGACCAAACGGTTCAGTCTGGTTTAAGGTTGGTACAGCCGGATCCGGTCTAAACACTGCGATTTCTGAGTGGGATAGCATTACTAATAATTGGGTACCTAAAACAATAGCTTATGCTACTTCAGATGTTAATGCTATTACTGCACTTGACTCAACTGGTGGTAAGAATATTCCAGCAGGAACTGTATACACGCAGTATAATTTCGATGCATCAACATCTGCGATTGACAATGATTCCCCACTATACTATTGGGAAAGAATTGCAACAGGTCCAACTGTAATCACCGGTAGTGTTACTAATCCACAATTCACTAATGGAGCATACACACTTAATGTGTGGGCATCAGTACCAGGATCAAGTATTTTAGGTGAATACACCGTTTCGCTAAACGATAACAGCGATGCTCAAGACTTCGTAGATGCTTGGAATAGTGCAGCTATACCGTTCACTACTGCAAGTGTTACCTCTGCCGGTGCAATTCAACTTACGCACACTCAGGGCGGAACAATTAATATGAGCGACTTTAGTTCAGTTGATGGTTTTAGCTCTGGCTTAATTGAGGACGCTGGATTTATTTCTGGTTCAACCCTAGGTGTTAAAACTGGATTTAGCTATGAAGTTAATTTCCAACCAGATCAAACATCAACTGATAGTGTTGATGGTGCAGGCTTGGTAGTCAACGTTCAGACTGCATATCAGAAGTATTATGTAAATCCGACCGCATTTCCAAATGCAGGTGGCGACTACTTAGTAGGTGATACTGTAACTTTTTCAGGAGCTGATTTAGGCGGTACAAGCCCAGCCAATGATTTGGTTGTTGTCGTAACCGCAGTGAACCCTGGAACAGGTGAAGTATTAGCAGTTACTCCGGCTTCTGGCACACCTAACCAAGCAGCAGCCATGTACACAACTTTATTATCAAATTGGGTAGAGTTTGAAATGACTGCAAACGAAGGTGCACCCGTAGCTGCTCCTGCAAACAACACTAACTGGTTCTACTCAGTAGTAGATCAAGTTGATATTATGGTCAACACTACT